GGTGCGATCCGGCGTGGAGTGCAGCCGTTCCTTGCCCTCAAGGTCGGCGCGCTCCTGATCCAGCGTCAGCCAGTCCATCAGCCCTTGCCCGCCAAAATCGTGTAATACAAGGTCAATCGCCTCATTCCTGAAGCCCGGCGTACCTTTCAGCTCAATCAGCGCTGAGCGCCGTAAGCGATGACGTTCGATCAGGTAGCCGTCATTGATGCCGGATGAGCCCGCTGACGGGTAGATATCGAACGGTGACACCCGATACCAGTAATTGATCGCCTTTTTCTCTACCGTTGGTCTGGTTTTGAAACCATCTGAGGACCACGTCAGCGTCTGTTCCATCTTCATGGCGCGGCGAATGATGGCGGCCGGGAAGGTGACAATGTCGAATATGGACTCATTCAGGGCCTCGTAGTACGAGCCCTGCACGAACTGGTCATCGATGGTGCGGTGCATACGCTCGGAAGTGGCCTTGGCCAGCTCATCGAAGCGCTCGATAACGCCTTCCTCAATCTGCTGTATGCGCAGGTGAATCAGTTCCTCGGGCACTTGGCCCTGCTGCGCGTCGACCTCCTGCTGCACGCGATTGGTGATCGCGGACTGGATCGACGGCGGGATTTCCGGCGCCGGTGTCGGCTTGATGGCCCACGACCGCTCACCGTCTGGAAACAGTACGTCCTTGATCCACGACTCGGCATCGGTGCATTTGACGTCGGTAATGCCCATGTAGACCATCGAGCCGCCCTGCTCACGGATGGCGGACAGCTTTTTGGGGGTGTACTGCGATTTACGCGCCCGCAGAGCATCCAGCATTTCCTGTTCGATTTCGCTGACCTTGGCATTTCTGGCTGCTTGCCACGCCGCTCTGACGTAGCTACCCAGAGACACAATCTCCGGTTTTGTCTGGCGCTCGGATTCCTCGCGCAGTTCCCTGTCAAGCTGTTCGTTACCTTTCACGATCAGCAGGCCAGCACCAGAACCGATGCTCTGATTAGGCTCTGGTATTACTACCGGCATTAGGTCCACCCCGCGGCGTTAGATTGTCGTATTGGACGAGCGGCCCGCCCCTGTGCCTCTTTCGGGCTGGTAATGCCCAAGCAGACGTATTGCAGGCCGTCGTGAGGATGAGAATATGAATTTTTCGATGGCGAGTCCTTGAAACGGTCCTCGCCCGATATTTGAATGCGGTCGTACTTGAAGCCACCGTTGAAGCCCTTGCGTATGATGCGGCAGTTAGGTGACAGTAAAAAGCCCGGTTCGCCGTCGCGCATGGTGGTGAGGAACCTGACAACCGACTCGCGGCGCGTGATCCAGTCGTTTGACGGCGCCGGGTCACACGGAAAGCCGTTCAACGCCAGCATCTTCAGGCAAGTGACTGTTTTATCGGCCTGCGCGCGCTGGCCGCCGGCCGGGTCGCCCCATGATTCGATCGCCATGCCACTGTATTTGGCGGCGATATGCGGTTTCACGGCATCGCGGGCAAACTGGTTGATGCCCATGCCGTCTTGCGGGCTCTGGTGCGTGGTGGTCAGCTCATCGATGACGCGAAACTGCCCGCGAGGATGAAACTGGCAAATAACCACTGCCGGCGTGAGCCCGAAATCCCAGCCCAGCAGCAGCTTCAGACCTCTTAATGGCTCGATAATGGTCGGTGAGCAGTGAATCTGGTCGTTGTACTCGGCGTATACCGGTCGGCCTTCATGGATGGTGCCGTACAGGCCCATCACAAAGACGTTGATCCATTCTCGAGTCTTGCCCGGTAACTGCTGGAAATAATACTGGTAACCGAGTTCCAGATTATCGATATTCTCGGCGGCCGGGTTCGGCACGTACTCGTCAGTTTCCTCATTGTGGATCAGTGCCGGCGGCTGGCGCCAGAACTGGTATTTGAGGATACTGCCGTCCGGCAGCGTGATTTCCGGCTTATCTTCCTCCGCCAGCTTGTAGTACCAGTGATCATCATCCGGCGGATTGGTGTCCATGATGATGCCGTGCCATGAAGGACCACCATCGCGCTTGGCCGGGTATCGACCGACGCGCGAGGTGGCCATATCCAGTGCCGTCTTTGATAATTCACAGGCTTCGTTGAGGAACGCGCCCGTCAGCTCAAGAGATTTCAGCTTTTGGATATCCTTTGGCCGATCCATGGCAATAAACATTATTTCAAGATCGAGTTGGGTACCGTCACCAAGGTTGCACTTGATGGCTGCCGTGATCGGTACGTCCCAGCGCATCACCGCAATTTCACCGAACCAGTCTAAGAAGGTCTTGATGGTGGTGGTTTTCAGCTCCGGGTAGGTGTTGCGGATGACTGCCCAGCGACTTTTGCGGACGTTATTGCGGCCGTAGGCGCGCTGCGCGCAGGCACGCATAAAAACGTCAACGAGGCAGGCCACGGACTTGCCGGAGCCAACCGGGCCCATGATGCCGCGCACAAAAGAGTCCGATGCGTGGAACAATGCCGGTGTCGGTTCCGGCATATAGTCAATCGAGAACTCTTCCGCCACCTGCTTAGATGCCGTAGCCCTGATTTGTCAGGCCAGCCTTCTGCTTGATGCGCTGCACGTCCTTCATGGAACGCGATTTGGCCTTGGTGGTCCTGCCACCGACCTTCACGGTGCCGATCATATCCTTGCCGGAATCGGCCTGATACGACGGCACGGTTTTATTCAGCTTGCCGCGACTGGAGCGCTTGATATCGCCCTTCATCGGGTTTGAATCCATTGGCGCCTGATATACAGGCACTCGTTTTACCAGTCCCATGACGGACCTCCTACTTCTTCGTTTTGAGTGGTGGCAACCCTTCGGCTGCCCTGATTGCATTCTCGACCTGTAATTCTCTGCCGGTGAGGTCAGTGGCGGCATCGCTAAGCGTTCCTGAGCCAAGGTCCTCAGGATCGATCTGCGGATTCTGGTCCTCTTCGACCTTGCCGCCATCGGCGAACTGGTTTGCAAAGCGCTTGTGGGAACTGCGCGCCCTGCGCTCCGGCTTGCCGGTCAGTCTCGCCTCTTCCCTGTCTTGGGCCCTTAAAGCGAGCTTCTGCTGCAGCTTGCTCTGAAACGAGTTCGGATTATGACCCCCGGGTGGCGTCCTTGACGCCGTGCCCAATCTGGCCAGCAGGTCCTGATTCGCCTGTAATTCAGGCGTAGGCGCTAGATTTTTTTTTACCTCGCCGCCATCGGCAAGCAACTGCGGCTGCAGCGCTGAGCCCGGTGAGGGTAAGGGGGTGACAGCACCGCCAACAATTCCGCCATCGGCAAATCTCGTTTGCATACCGACCGTGGAATTTGGGCTGGAACCGTCGCGCATCTTATCCGGGGCGTGAACCCCGAGCCACGGGTGCGTAGGTTCCGGCGTCAATGGGAATGGTCTTTTTGCTGAATGGTCTGCCATGAAGTCACCTATGCTGGGAAGTAAGACTCGAAGCCGCGCCAGACAGCTACGTTGAAATCGTTGTCGGCGGTGGCATTGGCCCCCAGCGTCACGGTGATCACACCGGTAGCGCTGACGGTTACATCGTCCACAAACTGATCCTGATTGCCTGTCGGCACAATACCAACAATCACGCCGCCGACCAAATCGGCATCGGCCGCAGACACGCCAGAGGACGCCGCCGCGCTGACGGTAATCGCCACCAACTTCAGTGGCAGGTCCTCCATCACAATCTGTTTTACGACCAGTCGTTCATACTGCGCCATCGTCACTCTCCTTCTCTTCGGGCTCTGGCTCTGGTATGTCAGCCATATTAGCGGATAGTTCTACTGCCAGATGCTCTGGCATCGGCTCATCGCCCATGTGAATGGACTTATCGGTAACGGGCTCAACGCCCGCCATCAGCGCCCGATCACGCTTTGATGTTGCGCTCATAAATAGGTTTCCTTACGAGTAAAGCCCACACCCCCAAGCGTCAGCTTCGCTTGCGGCAAAACTGACGGTATCGGGGGGTGGACTAGGTATCCCACACGGAGGGTCTGGCGACCACCGCATGAAATTTGGTAGCGTGGGCTGGATTTGCACCAGCGACCTCCGGGTTATGGGCCCAGCGA